ATGAACGACACAACTTTATTGGTTGAGAACGCTGCACGCAAGGTCTCGCGAAAGTGGATCCGCGTGCTCCGAGCTCTCGCCAATCGACCGACGCTGAACCGCTTCCAGGCCGAGACCGACGCGGAGATTCGCGACCATTGCCTGAACTCGACCATCCCGGAGATCGAGCGCAAGGGTGTTCGCATCGATCGCCGAATGGTGAAGCTGTATGGCTTCGGTGGGGCGCCCGTCTTTTGCTGCGAGTACAGCTTGGACGACGAGCAGCGCTCGAAGGCGCGCATGTTGCTGGGTGCTTAGTGATCAGCGTGGCCTTTGATCGTTGGGAGTGGATGCACTTGGTGGGGAGCAAGTATGGCCCCACCGACTCCACGACTCGTTTGGTGCTCTTTGGGCTGTCGCTTCACATGAACAGTAAGTGTGAAAGGTGCTGGCCTTCGCAAGCGTTAATTGCTGCCGAAACAGCCCTCAGCATCCGATGTGTCCGCGACCATCTTGAAATTGCAGAGCTTGGTGGTTGGATCACGCGGAAAGAAATCAAGCGACCTGGCAAGGCGTGGTTCTTTCACAAGTACACCCCAACGTTTCCGGAGTCGCTCGCACCGGTTTTCTCGGCATTGATTGTGGAGTGGACGAAGAATCGAGATGAGGAACGGGCGGAATTAGATTCCTCCCGTCATGCACGGGAGGAATTATCTGCCGGTCGTGAGCCAATTAACGATTCAAAAGTCGAACAGGCGGCAAATGACGCACGACGACCGGCAAATGACGACGCCACGACCGGCACTTCACGACACAACGCCCGGAACCAGTTGCCTACTAACTCTTCATCTAACTCTTCAAGTAACTATCAATCTGAACGTGCGCCTCGCGCACCCGGAAGCGAACAAAAGTTCTCCATGATCGGAGTCAGGAACCCAAGTAATACAGCCGGACGTCTCCACGATGAGGGCAAAAGCGACAGTGAGATTGCCGGCTGTTTGCGAGTGGAAGTCGCACAAGTAGGTAGGTGGATTTCCGAGCGCACCGATCGTAGGGCTGCGGAGAAAGAGAAGATGACGCGGCTGCTGGAGGCGCAAACGTAATGCCGTTGCGCCCGCCAGTTCATCGTCCTTTCGTATCGCAGCCTCGCGAAGCTTGGGTGAAGTCGCCGAACGCATCGCCGCGGCTCATCACAGGTCGAAAGTTGCAGCGCGAACGCGAGCGGCTGTTCCGAGAGCATCCGTTGTGCGCCATCTGCATCGCGGCAGGACGCGTTAGAGCCGCCACGATTCGCGATCACATCAAAGCATTGGCAGAGGGCGGCCAAGACGTCGAAGAAAACACTCAAGGCCTTTGTCAGGGCTGCAGCGATACGAAGACCAAAGGCGAATCGCGCCGCGGTAGATCTCAAAACTCGAAGGATGACTGGAAATAGCGATGAACCACAAAGCACCCAATTGGCTCCAAGTGGCCGCACAAAGCGATCTGACCCCAAAGGACTTGCAGGACGATTCAAGCGATGTCGCTTTCGATGAGCTGCGGGGGCGGACCGAGCTTGCCGCGCGCAAGTTTCTGACGGCTCTGCAGCAGCTGAAACGCGATATCGATGATCTGCGCGACAACAATTAACGGAGCATCAATGCAACACCTCAACCAAGCCAGCCTGTGCCAAACCTGTCTCGATCTGCTGTCGCGCTCGATCGCTGCGAACCCGTCTCAAGTTGTAAACCTTACGTGGTGTCCCCACCGCGAGACATTCGCAAAGGCAACGGTGCACGAAGGTCGCGTCGTCGGCTGGGAGTTGAAATCGCCCGTCAATCGGCAAGCCGCTGACGAATTCTTCCGTGCTCAAGCGGCTCTCGCAAATCCAGTTTCACCACTGCCTGGTAGCAAACTGCAATGAGCCATGGCATCATTGCGCCGTTGCTGAGTGCGTTACGTACTCGCAACCCTTCCCCCGCCGCGCGTTACGTGCAGCTTCGAAGGCAGACATCGGCAATTTATTGCCGCTCTTTGCTTTGAGGCTTCGCATCGTGAGTAACGCACTTAAATTCGGAAAATCAGTCGAGATCAAACGCGCAGAAGTTTCTGTGGAAGGCGTTTTCTCTGGCTATGCCTCAACTTTTGGCGGCGCACCCGATCGCGCTGGCGACGTCATCATGCGTGGCGCCTTCGCTCGATCGATCAAGGAATATGGCGACCTGAAAGGATCGCCTGGCATGTTATGGGGTCACGACATGCAAGAGCCCATCGGCAAGTGGCTGTCGCTGGCGGAAGATAGTCGCGGCCTCAAGGTCGGCGGCAAGCTGACGATGGCGCTGCAACGGGCAAAGGACGCGCACGCGCTGCTCAAGGACGATGCGCTCTCACTCTCAATTGGATATCGCGTTCGCGCCGACGGCGTGGAAGGTCGAAATCGCGTCCTGAAAGACATCGAATTGCTAGAAGTGTCACTTGTGGCTGTGCCCGCCAATCCGCGCGCGCAGATCACTGGCGTTAAGGATTTGCGTGGCCCAGCTGACTTGCAGCGACTGCTGCAGGACATCGGATTATCACAGCGCGAAGCGAAACGCATCGTCGCAGGCGGCTGGTCCGCATTGCGGCAAACCGAATCCCCTGAACTCTCAACTGTTGCGGCGGCGCTGCGTAGGCACGCGGCCGCCCTTACGAAAGGTGAATGACTATGGAAGATGAATCTGAAGTTTTGGAAGCGATTGAAGCGCATAACAAGGCGGTGGATGGCTCAATCGCTGGGTTGAATAAAACCATCGCGCAACTGCAAAAGGAAGGCAAGGAGGAAAAGGAGTATCGGAACGAACTCGAGCGAAAGATCAACCTTTTGCGCACTCAAGGAAGTGGTTCGGAGAGCAAAGAAGACTTGTCTGCGTTATTTGCGGCGGCTCACAAGGCTGCATATCCAACGCGGCAGGATCTGCCCAGCGACTTCGATTACAAGGCGTATCGAAAGGCGTTCGGCACATTCTTGCGCGGCGGGCGCGAAATGCTAAGCGTCGACGAACACAAGGCTATGCAAGTCGGCATCGATACCGATGGCGGCTATTTGGCGCCTCTCGAATTCGTGCGTCAGATTCTCAGGTCCGAAGGTGTCAACTCAGTGATGCGCGGAATTGCGCGCGTGTTTCCGATGGGCGCTGATGCCGAATTCCCTCGCTCGCTCACGCGCCCTGCTGTGGGCTGGGTGGGTGAGGTTGACCCGCGAACCGCAATCGTCGGGAATTCTCTTGGTTTGTTCACGATGAACAGCAAGGAAATCTACTGCATGCCGGAGGCCACGCAGAAACTCATCGATGATTCCGCTTTCGATATCGAAGGGTTCGTCGGCGAGGAGATCGGTATCGCTTTCGGCGAGAACGAGGATGCCCAATTCATCGGCGGTGATGGTCTTCTGAAGCCTCACGGCTTCACGAACTATCCGACTGCAGCGACGTCCGACGCAGCGGGCACACGCCCCGTCGGCACCATCGAACACATTGCGACCGGCCAAGCGGGTGCATGGCCGACTACTGCGCCGTTGATCTACGACAAGCTTGTCGATGTAGTGCACGCATTGCGACCGCGGTATCGACGCAATGCGCGATGGATCATGCCTACGGAAGCGATCACGAAATTGCGCAAGATGAAGACCACGACCACGGATGAGCCAATGTGGCAGCCATCCATGTCGGACGGTCAGCCCGATCGTTTGCTTGGTTATCCCGTCACTGAAGCTGAGCAAATGCCCGCAGTGGCTGCCAACTCATTGTCGGTAGCTTTCGGGGATTGGAAGCGAGGCTATTGGATTGGTGATCGGATGGGCGTCCGAGTGCTCCGGGATCCATACACCAACAAGCCCTACATTCGCTTCTACACCACGAAGCGCATGGCGGGGGCTGTGGCGGACTCGTGCGCGATCAAGCTGTTGAAGTTTGCCGCGTCCTGATCGCGAGGGGATACCCGGGTAAATGTCTAGAGCGTGTGTCCGGACACCGACAACATCCCCAAACTCTTACGTCTCCAAAATGCGAATTGGCGCTTCGCGTTTTGGAGAACGTCACTAGGTGACTTGTGCCAAGACCTCGACTCCCATCAAACGTACTTGAGCTGCGCGGCGCATTTAAAAAGCATCCTGAGCGTCGTCGCCAAGATCCCGCCGGCGCGGCTGAATTCAAGCGAGAACCGCCGCCCCATCTGCCGCAAGGCGCAGTGTCCGCTTGGCGCTACCTGGTTGAACGGTTGCCGAAAGTCGCCATCACGAGTTCGGACGAAATTGCCGTCGAAGTCTGCGCGGGGCTGCTCGCCAAGTACTGGCTGTCTAGCGAATTGGACACGTTGAAAGAGTTGCGGCAGTGGCTGGGAAAACTCGGCATGACGCCAGGCGATCGTGCGCGACTGCCGAGCGCGCCACCAGATCCACAAAATCCGTACTCCGCGCTGTGAGGTGATGAATGTTCGATGCTGAAGGGCTGAAGCGTCTTGATGCGATGACGGAGCGCAAGAGCTACTTACGTAGCGTGCTATCTCCCAATCTAAGCGTGGAGGATTAGCAGACATGGCGCTTTTTAACATCCTTGTCGACATCGCCGCTCGCACAGCTTCATTCGAAGCTGGCATGACGCGCGTCGAGGGAAAGCTCGATGGCTTCCAGCGCTCAGTCGTGACGGGTGCCAGAAGCCTCGCTGCACTTGGGGCTGGCTTCGCGAGTGGCGCCGGCATCATCTCATTCATTGGCAGCGTAGTTCGTGCGGCCGATGAGATCGGCGATGCAGCCGAACGCGCTGGCGTTCTGGCAAGCGAACTCTCGCGCATGAAGTACGTCGCCGAACAAAGCGACGTGAGCTTCGAATCGTTGTCCATCGGCATCAAGAAGATGCAGGACAACATCAGCAACGCGGCACGCGGCATGAAGCCGTCCGTCGAAGCGCTTGCGGCCATCAACATTGAAGCCGGAAAGCTGAAAGGCATTGGGCTGCAAGAGCAACTCGGCCTTATCGCTGATCGATTCAAGCGGGTCACGGATGCGGAAGACCGTACGCGCATCGCAATGGATCTTTTCGGTAAGTCTGGCGCCGATCTCATCCCCATGCTGATGCGCGGCCGTGCCGGTATCAACGATTTCGCGGCAGAAGCGGATCGTCTTGGCATCACGCTCGATGATCGGGCCACTGCGGCCATTGATCGCAATGCAAAGGCATGGGATCGATTCTGGAGATCGGTCAAGGGTGGCAGCGCCAACCTTGTAGGCGATATGGTGGCGGACATCTTTGGTCTGTCGACCGAGATGGAGGACCTCAAGGTGAAGCTTGAGGCGCTTGAGGCTGCACGCGAGCGGGCAAGGACTGGACATACGGGGGCTGGCTGGCTAAAGACCAGTATCGAAGAGTACGACCAACTCATCGCGAAGGTACAAGAAGAGATACGCCTACTACAAAGCAAGGCCAGCATCATCGCCAGTCAGTCCGGCCGTCGTGGCACATTCAGCGACAACGAAAATAGGCGCGCCAAGGAAGACGCCGAATTCTGGTCGATGATCAATGCACCTCCCAAGTTCGACATTCAGCCGCTGGATTTTAGCGGCGAAACCGAAAAGATGATCGAGAAGGACAGAGATCTGCGCTGGACGGCGTTTGTCGAAGAGCGCCAGGCAGAGGGCGAGTACTGGAAAAACTCTGAAGCTGAGCTGCAAAAGATGATGGCGGCCGCCGCCGATGCACAACTCGCCCACTCGCTTAACAACGAGCGCGCGCTCATAGACGAACAATTCGCGCTTATCGATAAGGTTTCCGAATATGAGCGCGAAGCTCAGCGACAAACGCAACAACTGATTTCTCGTACTTTGCGAGACGGATTTGACAACGGTTTCGACGGAGCGCTTTCGTCGTTCGGCCGAATGCTGCAGGACATGGCGATCGAGGCTGCGGCAGCCAACATCGCCAAGTACATCATGGGAGACGCGGACTCTGGCAATGCTGGAGTCGTCGGCGACGTCTTGGGATGGATCGGCGGGCTTGTTGGTGGAGGTGGAAATCCTGCCACTTCGCCCTCCGGCTGGAGTGTGCCAATCGATGGCGTGCGCGCCAATGGTGGGCTGGTCATGGCGGGCGGCAACTATCTTGTCGGCGAGCGTGGCCCTGAACTGTTTGTTCCGGGTAGTGGCGGCAGCATCGTGCCAAACAACCAGCTCGGCGGAGCTAGCTTTGCGTTGACGCACAACATAAATATCGGGGCCGGTAATGCGGTGACGCGGGGTGAAGTTGTCGCGGCTCTTAAGGTCAGCCAAGATCAGACGATTGCACGTGTGCACGAAATTCGGCGCAGAGGCCCCAATCGATGAGCGACAAAATCATCAAGTTTCCGTTGCCGACAGGCGCTGAATCAACACCGGACAAGAGCAGGGAAATCATCCGGCATTCCATCTCTGCCATTCTCGATCAGATCGCGCCGAGGCTCGACATCGATCGGAGGCAGCTCGAGCGCTTCGGCGACGTCTACGCCGAGATGTTGAGCGAAATCCTTCTGGACGAGGTCCCAATTGGGATGCAGGTCCCTGGGTCTTTCACGACTGACCAACAAAGCGCGATGTCGGATAGTTTTAAAAAGGCGGTGCAGGATCTGCGGATTCGTTATGCGGGGGCGGCCCATCTCAGAATTTACGACTTGGTTCAGTCGGTATGGGGAATGCCGAAGAAATAGCCCCGGCCGTCGGGCGCCGGGGCTTGTCAAACGTAACTACGCGTTCTTTCCTTTCCGCGAGATCTGGCGCCAGATTCGGTCGACTTGGCTGCAGAGCTTCTTGCTTGGAAACCACCTTGCGCGATGCGCGGGATGGATTTCGTCGACTGCGCTGGTATGTCGGAACACATAACCTCGATCGCCCTCGATGCCCCCGGCCCATCTAGTCCCGAATTCGTCCTGTCCCCCAAACGAATCGCCTTTGGAATCGAGAGTCGCGAGACCATATTCGAGAAGCTGAGTCACTGAGCCACTGAATCCAATCGTCTGGGTGGCACACCCATCGCTCTCGATTCGGAGATGGCAGTTCGTGACTGCAATCAGCGGATAGCGTCGCATTAGCGCCCGGCGTAACGAGGGTAGAGGCTTCTCAAGTGGCTCACTCATCGTCATTCTCCTGTGTTTCAGTACGCGGCCAATTACTCAAGGAGTGCGCCCCGGCCGTGCTCACCGGGGCGACGCAACTTACATCGGCTCGTACAGGTCCTCACTGTCCCATAGGGCGACGGACAGCTGGCGCATCAACTCATAGAGCCGCTCGTTAACGTGCTTGTCTATGGTCTCCGCAATGTCAGCAACGGTGTCCGACGTTGCCGATTTGCACGCGAGCGCCGCGGTAGCCGCAACCCGCCTCACCGACTCGACTTCGCGCATGATGCGTTCGAGTTCCAACACGAACTTGTTTGGCGAGAGCGGTCCTTTGTTGCGGAACTCTTGCCGCGCGTAATCGGCGTCGCCGTCGCTAATCTTCTCGTCATCCGGGCGTCCGATGAAGGCGATGCGCGGCTCGGAATCCTGGGCAGTTTCGGTTTCGGGCGTAGTCAT